ATCTTGATGGTCACTGCATCGCAGTTGAACCGATCGGCTGTGGAGGAAATTGAGTTTGATCACTCGCACATATCGGGTGGTATATCAAAGATCAACACAGCAGACAATGTGTTTGGTATCTTTACGTCGCGAGCCATGAAGGAACGTGGCAAGTATCAAATACAGTGTATGAAGTCGCGCTCGTCCACGGGCGTGGGGCAAAAAATTGACTTGGAGTACAACATTGAAACCATGCGTATTACTGACCTGGCCGAAGACGAACAGTATCAAGAGTTCAAGAAGCGAGCACCTTCTATCTACGAATCAATCAAAGCCAAAAGCCAGATTGTTCCAGGCGAAGCCACTGCCACTGAGCCTGACGAACCTGGCAAAATAACGGCCGATGTGCAGTCAACCAAGTTGAAGCAGTTGTTGGGAAAGATTAAGGCAGCTTGAGATAGTCGTCAATGGACAAGGCTTGTACATTGGTACGATCAACTTGTAAAAACTGAGAGCCGTCACGACTGTATCTCTTGCCTTGTCCGACAATAACTGAACCATTAGAGTACTTAACTGGACGATCCACAATTACATCTACATATTCTCCCTCGCCTACTCCTAAGGTGATAAAGTGAATGTACTGTTGTCGATCACGTCGGAACACTCGCGAATTGGCCACTATGCCAGCAAATTGATAGTACTCTGAATACAGTCCTTGTACGCCCATGCGGGGCAAAAATCCTGGTGAATTCCAAGCACCATGTTCTTTAAAACTTTCTACAGGATCTTCGGCAATCCAGTTGGCAAAGCCTAGTTCACGCAGGTCCCATCCTGCTCGTTTGGCTTCGTTACGGTACACCCAGCGAGCATATGAACCTTGGCAGTGGCGGAGAGCTGCTCGCCAGAATTCGCGAGGATTGTGGGCCTTTTGATAGGCCAAGGCCCAGATCAGCCTGCCAAGATTCACAGCATGAGCACGACACAGTCCAAATCCTGACAGGTTCAACATCTCTCTGTAAATGTCGTCCTTCATGGGATGATCGCCCAAACGGTTCATGAACTCCATGACTTTTTCTTCGTTCTTTTTGGCAAACGCACGACGATACATGTCGGCTTCGTATGCGTTGACGCCAATCAGTTTCATGATGCGTTCTATGGCATCATCCTCGCACACAATGGCACGTTCCTTGGTGCCTTCAGCAGTCCAGTCACGAAACCATGCTGCCTTGCGCCGCCCTTCCATGGCCACAGGACGCACCAGGGCAGTGGCAAACACACAGTCTGCCACAGACGTGGGTTTTATGGCTCGGAACAGTCGACGCATGGCTGGTGATTCACCTTGTGTTACACCCAGCACATCACCGCGTGCCAACAGGTCTGCTGTGGCTTCGTCTTCGGTAGGATACTCGTGTATCATGCGTGTGGGGTCAATTTCCATGAGCTGACTCAAGCCACGATTGGCCAAGATGTCTACTTTGAGGTGTTCTAGATCTTCAACTTCATTTTTGTCCAGCAGGATAAGATTGTCTTCGCGGAATAGGCTTTTGGGTAGCTGACGATCAAACACAATCACACCGCCGCAGTGTTTGCTTAAACAGCGTGTCTTGCCCATGAGCTTTTTTTCTATGCGGCGTGCTTCAGTTTCATCCACACCCAGTTTCTTGTAGTCAATGTCTCGGGGCAAGCGTCCTCGGGCACCCAATCTACGTGCTGCTTCACGTCGTGCTGACTTTTCTTTGTATAGCACATAGTTGGATATTCGAGCAGTGCGCCCAGGCCAAGCGTCAAATATACGCTGCATGGCCAGTTCTTGTTTGTGATGCGGTACGTCAATGTCCACATCGGGCAAGTCATCTCTCAAGGGATTGAGAAAGCGAGCAAAAGGTATATTCCACTCTATGGGATCCACATCAGTGATGCCCATGAGATAGCATACCAAGCTGGAGCCTGCTGATCCACGAGTCATGTGGGGAATGTCCGAGTTGAGATCCAGCACACGCCGGATTTTGAGAAAGTATTCTGTGAAGCGTTGAGCTACTATTACTTCAAATTCTTCTACTAGTCTGAGTTGGTATTGTTCTTGATCTGGACAAGGTCTGCGAAATTGTTTGAGTAGTGCTTCTATCTGTTCTAGTTCTGTCATAAAATGCCTTAGTTGTTGCCTTACCAGTTATTTAAAATCAAAAACTGACCAGATTAAATATCTGCTGGAGTTGAGCAAAACTCAAAATCCAATAAATAAATCAAAGGTTTCTGTGACCATGCAAAAAAAGACTCGTAGTTTGTTAGAAGAACTCGACTCAATGTACATTGAGAAAGACCGTAGATTTATCATTGAAAATCGGGCTTCTAACATCATAGTGGGTGCTATAAGATTGATAGAACAGATTGAGGCCAGTTACAGTCCAGAACAGGCCGAAAATCTCACTAGAAAATTTATCAATGCCATTAGAACCAAAGATGCTGGTCGTTTCAACAGAACAGTGAGAAAAACTGATGCAAATTTATGAACTAACAAAAAATTCTGCTGAAGTGCCAATGCTAAACGAAGGGCTTTCGGCAGTTGTTGGCGCAATATTTGCCAGAGACCCGCAATTCAATGGTATGAGTCTCAAAGATCGATATCGGTACATGATGGCCAATAGTGCGGTAGATCAAGTAGCAAACAAAGCAGTCAGCGCATGGGCTGGTTATGTGGCCAGAAAGCTAGGGCAAGACAGGAATTATTTGGCAAACCCTGCAATCTACAAAAATGACTTGCGAACGTTTGTGAATAAAAATTTGATGCCAGCTTATCAAACCATTGACCAAATGACCAACAGAACTCAGTTGTATCAGGTTCTTGATCAAATTGTAAACAACCGAGCAGATCAAGCAGGCAATCCCAGTCCGCAAAATCAAGCAGGTCTTTTCAATCAACTTGTTGATATGTCAGCGGTGTCCATGGTCAGAGACCAAACACAGAAACAACAGCAAAGTGGCGGCAGTGGTGGAAGAGGCGGTGGTGCAGGTGCTTTTACTCCACAGGCTGCGCGGTCTTTGATTGCAAGTTCTGGTATGAATCAGCAACAAATACAGACGTTTGTAAACACAATTAGACAGGCCGCGGGCAACATGACACTTGCTAGCACTGGCAATGCTGCTGTAGACTCTTTGCTTACTGCTCTTGGATTTACTATAACATGATAATCGCAGAAGGTGGCAACGTATTCAAAAACGCTGAAGGTCAGCCCTTGACTCAGCGTATCAATCAAGCTGATGTGCCAGCCACTGTGAAATGGTTAGAACGACTCACAGGACTTGATCTGTCTGGCCCCAAAGATCCAGAGTCTGGATATCCCACAAGATGGCTGGGCAGCACTGGCAAAAAAGACACGTCAGGCGACTTGGATTTTGCTGTGCTGTCAGCTGATGCACCGCGAGCACAGTTGATTGAGCTGTTGGCCAACTGGCTGCGTAAATCCGGAGTGCCCGAAGAGCAAATTTTCAATAGCGGCAAAAACAAAAATGATGGTTGGATCAAAGATGCTGGTGAGCTACACTTTAGAACTCCCATTCGCGGCAATCCAGAGTTGGGCTATGTACAAGCGGATTTCAACTTCTACGACACACCCAAACAGTTCAATTGGGGTCTTTTTTACAGCAGCGGAACCAGCCCAGGCTACAAAGGCGTGTATCGCAATGTGCTGCTGAGTTCCATAGCCAAAGCTCGTGGACTAAAAGTGGGCGGCAATGGTGTGATTGATCGTGCTACCAATCAAGTGATCAGCACAAATCCCAATCAATTGGCTCAAGCGGTGCTGGGCCCTGGACACACAGCTCGAGACTTGGCCACTGTGGAATCCATATATGCTGCTCTAGCTGGCGATCCTCAGCGCGACGCCAAATTGGCTGATTTCAGAGGATACTTACAGCAGCAAGGCATGCCAGAACCTGACATTGTTCGAGAAAACGACGTGAACTTTTTGGCCAGATTGCGTGACCGAATTGTGAATCAAGGCATGGTACCTTTGATAGAGCACGAAATAATCACCGAAGGCAAGGACCCTAGAATTCCTTACGTGGAAGATTTGGTTTTCAAATCTGGATTGCGCGGTGTTAAACAAGCCATGGACATAATACAGCAAAGTGCTGAAAATACCAAACAGTATGTCACAATCAAATGGGACGGATCGCCAGCACTGATATTTGGACGCAAACCCACTGGCGAGTTTGTGCTCACTGACAAGGCCGGTGCCACAGCAGTGGGATACGACGGACTGGCAACCAGTCCCAAGCAAATTGCTGATATCATGGCCCAGCGCGATCGCGATGCAGCAGCCAAGGGCAACAAAGCAGACCGGGGTCAAACACTGACTCCTATGTACAGAGATATATGGCCATATTTTGAGAAAGCAGTGCCTGAAGATTTCCGAGGTTATCTCAAGGGAGATCTGTTGTATTATCCCACAATGCCTTACGTGGAGCGAACAGGCGCTTACCATTTCCAGCCCAACCGCACACCAGGTGGTATACCTTACGCCATTCCTGTGGCCAGTCCGCTGGGGCAACAGATCAAAGATACCAAAGTTGGCATTGTGGTACACAGTCAAATGCCCGACCCTGCTGCACCAGAACAACCTGTACAGACCAGTCTTGACCAACTGTTGAATCCGGTTGCTGGACTCATGGTCACCAGACCAGTGGTAGACAACATACAAAATCTAGTGCCAAATTCAAACATTGTAAAGCAATTGAAGGCATTGGCCAACAGCCAACCAGGTCAGGCCATAAACAGCTTGCTGAACCCTACTGATTTGCGAGCTTTACAGATCACAGATTTGCCCGCACTGATGGAATCATTTATCAACAGTCTCAAGGGCACAGATTTCAGTGATGCCACTCCCAATGGTTTTTTGAGTTGGTTAGAAGGCAAAGTTACACCCAGAAAATTCAACAATATCTACAGTCACTTGGTCAGTCCCAAAAGCAATGCTGCTGGCCTAGCAGCAGCATTTACGGCATGGAATTTGCTAGAACAGCTAAGAGATGATTTGAACCGTCAGCTAGATTTACAACAGCCTGGGCAAGAAGGATGGGTAATGGCTACTCCTGCTGGCCGCGCCAAATTGGTTAGCCGCAGAGCTGGCGGATTTGGGGCCAGAGGTACTCAACCTCAAACCACTTAATTGCTTTTGTCGGTAAATACACGATAAAAGGATCTGCGCATGCCCTTGTTTAACACGAGTACTGGTAACGCTACTTTAGACGCTACTGGTAATATAAATCTTGATACCAATGTTCTAGTTTCTGGCAACATTTCTGCTGGATATTTTGTTGGCAATGGATCACTGCTGACGGGTGTTGTTGGACCAATTGGGCCGCAGGGGCCGCAAGGCCCCAGTGGTGGACCACAAGGACCACAAGGGCCACAGGGAAATCCTGGTGCGTTGGGGCCACAGGGTCCGAGAGGACCACAAGGACCACAAGGCCCAATAGGCGCAAGCGGGCCTCAAGGACCCATTGGCAACACTGGTCCTCAAGGTCCACAAGGCCCTGCTGGTGGCCCACAAGGCCCTAGAGGACCACAAGGTCCTACTGGACCAACTGGATCCACGGGCCCACAAGGACCAGGCGGATTGGCTGGACCACAAGGCCCGCAAGGCCCATCAGGGCCTGAAGGCGACACATACACGACAACAAGTTCTACTCCTTTGGGCATTAGCTTAGAATCTAAAACTCTGACTGTGGGCACTGGATTGGCATACTCTGTGGGCCAAGCCGTGATAGTTGCGTTTGACGAAACCAATTACATGATTGGAACAGTTACTTCATACAACGTTTCTACAGGACAGTTAATTGTAAATGTTACATCAACATTTGGTGTAGGAGCATACACTTTTTGGGAAGTTAATCTTGCTGGTGCTGCTGGATCTCCAGGAGCCACTGGGCCTCAGGGTCCATCAGGGCCACAAGGCCCACAAGGACCATCAGGGCCACAAGGCCCACAAGGACCATCAGGACCACAAGGAACTACAGGTGCAAGTGGTCCACAAGGTCCACAAGGACCCCAGGGAAATCTGGGCATTGATGGTCCACAAGGACCTCGAGGACCCCAAGGACCAGGTGGCGACATTGGATTTACCGGTGCCACTGGTCCGCAAGGACCAACAGGACCTATTGGACCAACTGGATCACCAGGCTCAACTGGCCCAGCAGGCTCCACGGGTCCTGTGGGACCACAAGGACCGCAAGGTCCAGCAGGCACTACAGGATCATCAGGACCACAAGGACCGCAAGGCCCAACAGGACCACAAGGACCCATTGGCCCAACTGGATCACCAGGCTCAACTGGCCCAGCAGGCTCCACGGGTCCTGTGGGACCACAAGGACCACAAGGTCCAGCAGGCAATACAGGATCATCAGGCCCACAAGGACCACAAGGTCCAACAGGACCACAAGGATTCACAGGCTCAACTGGACCTCAAGGGCCGCAAGGCCCAGCAGGAACAGGAGACACAGGACCACAAGGACCACAAGGACCCATTGGACCAGCTGGGTCAGTTGGGCCACAGGGTCCACAGGGACCACAAGGGGGTGCTGGACCAACTGGCGCCACTGGACCACAAGGTCCGCAAGGACCAACTATACCATACATTTTTGACGGAGGAAGCCCAAGTAGCACATACAGTGTCGGACCGGCATTTGATTGTGGGGGAGTAACTTAATATGCCAAATATTCAATTTCAATTTAGACGAGGAACTTCATCAGACTGGGGCAATGTCAATCCAACACTGGCTTCAGGCGAAATGGGCATTGAAACCAACACCAATCTATTTAAAATAGGCAATGGAGTTGCTGCCTGGAACAGTTTAAGCTATGGAGGACTTCAAGGAGCAACTGGTCCGCAAGGCCCACAGGGTCCTGTGGGTGATACCTATAGTACGTCAAGTTCAACCAATTTAACCATAGGTACTGGTAACCAGACACTGACAGTGGCCACTGGTTTGGCCTACAGTGTCAATCAAACTGTGTTGATATCAAACAGCATCAGCAATTTTATGATTGGCAACGTGGTCAGTTATGCTACGGGCAACGGAGTAATGGTAGCTAATGTAGCAACCACAACTGGTTCTGGCAGTTATACAGCTTGGAGTGTGAGTCTGAGTGGTGCTGTGGGTCAGGTAGGAGCCACAGGCCCTCAAGGCCCACAGGGCCCAGCAGGAACCAATGGTGCCACAGGTCCGCAAGGTCCACAAGGTCCTGCTGGTAACACTGGACCTCAAGGACCACAAGGACCAGCTGGCACAGGAGACACAGGACCACAAGGACCACAAGGACCCATTGGACCAGCTGGGTCAGTTGGCCCATCAGGACCTCAAGGGCCAACCGGAACTACTGGAGCTACAGGTCCTCAAGGTCCTCAAGGTCCGGCAGGAACCACTGGTAATACAGGTCCACAAGGTCCTCAAGGCCCAGCTGGTCCTACAGGTTTAACAGGTCCTCAAGGCCCACAAGGCCCAGCTGGTACAACAGGAGACGCAGGCGCCACAGGACCACAAGGCCCGCAAGGTCCTATTGGACCAATTGGTAACGCTGGTCCACAAGGTCCGCAAGGACCAATTGGCCCGCAAGGACTTACTGGGCCACAAGGCCCGCAAGGACCCACTGGAGCACAAGGACCCACAGGCGCCACAGGACCACAAGGACCACAAGGCCCTATTGGACCCATTGGTAACGCTGGTCCACAGGGTCCAGCAGGAAGCGAAGGTCCACAGGGTCCACAGGGTCCAGCAGGAAGCGCAGGTCCACAGGGTCCACAGGGCCCTACTGGGCCAATTGGTCCTATTGGCAATACAGGACCACAAGGGCCCATTGGCCCTATTGGCAATACAGGGCCACAAGGCCCACAAGGACCCATTGGCCTCACAGGACCACAAGGACCACAAGGACCCATTGGCCCCATTGGCAATACAGGACCACAAGGCCCACAAGGCCCACAAGGACCCACAGGTGCCACAGGACCACAAGGTCCCATTGGACCCATTGGTAACACAGGACCACAAGGCCCGCAAGGACCACAAGGACCCACAGGT